ACTGCATCGGCTGCTTTTGTTTGCTTCTTGGCAGCAGATTCAAAAGCAGCAGCAGCCTTATCCGCTTCATCAGATACTCCAACAAAATCTTTGATGGTATCGATCACACTGCCGATTGCCTGACTAACTTCTTTGAATCCCGGTATTGCGTTTGACAGTACCTTCTTTACTTTATCAAAGTTCTGAATCAATGCTATCACTCCGAGAACTAACAAGCCGATCCCTGTGGCTGCTAATGCCAATCTAAAGACCTTTAATGCGCCCGTTGTTGTTCCAACCACTAAACCATAGGCAGCCTGTGCGTTAGTCAGTACAAGAGTCTTAATCTTACTTTCTTCAAGTAGTAGGTTTGAGATCTGCTGCACACCGTTGGCGATGGCTGTGGCTGCTTGAACTTTAAGTAGGTTCTTTTGTAACTCTTCTGATTCGCTGCCGAACAATGCTGCTGCACCTTGTGCAATCTCAAAGCCAGCAGCAAGACCTTGCGTGGCTTGAACTGCTGCATCGAACTTGAATGTATCTGATGCAAGGTTTGATACTCTTGCTCTGGTATCTCCAATCTGATCTTCAAGCCTTGCTGCTTCCAGAATCAACTTCTTGAACTCAGCCGTTCCGCCCTTGCCTGCCTCTTCAAGTGCATTGAGGTCATTACGCAATCCACGCAATACTCGTGTTAGCGGTACGCCTTTCTTATTCAGATCATCAAATGCTTTGTTCTGATCGGCAAGTGCTTTCTTAACTTCGCTGCCTGAGAATGCTGCTGCAATGCTTTTGCCTGCACTCTTGTAGGTATCGGCTACCTTCTTTGAACTCTCCTGCGCTGATGCAACAACGGCATCGTTGGCTTTATTAACTTCATTAACTGTTGCCTTCAGGCTCGTTGCCTCGGCTTCGTATATGATTTCAACCTTTGCTGCCATTGTTTTGAGCCTTTATTTGAGCCTCAAATTTAAGCAAATAAGTTAACACATCCGATCTCATTAACTCATTGAACTCGGAGATTGATCCTCCTGCCAATGCCATCACTTGCTCTCTGAAGATGTCGGTTGTTCTCTTAGCCCTGCTTTGCGGTGAGAACTCAGTTGGCGTAACGCCTCTTGTAGTTTGCGAACTTCGTGCGTGTTGTACTCCCAGAGCGTTTGAAATTCGTCCGCTGAAATATTGAATAAGGGCATCAGCGGCTCGATACCCAGATTGTAAAAAAAATCGTGCGCCCCTCCATTGCTCAATTCCTCAAACAAGGTTAACTTCTGTTGATGGATGTCAGGGTTGATCTCGGCAGGGTTCTCATCTGATCTGATGATCCAAGTCGCTGCGATGTTTAACAAGAGATCCCGATGGATGACTGTGTTCTGCCGTTCTCTGATAACGTGAATGTATGCTCCCATCAATGCTGCGGTCTTAGGGTTAGCCAAGCCAGCAGATAAAGCCTTCTCCATTTCGTTGAGGATCTTATCCATCTCGCCACCACTTAACCCACTGCTCAACCTTTCCATCAGGCTCATCGACATTGCGAATCGCTCCAATGGCATATTCACTTCTTTGGGGAATCGGTAATATGTGTGCTGCCCTTTCTTAAATACCTCAACTAAGTTGTATGTTGACTTGTGGTTGTTACTGCGCAAAAATATTGATCGCAGTCGATCTGCGAATCTTTTGGATGATTTCATCTAATGAGTTATTTGTTTTAATTTCAGAATTGTCCTTCAAGATCACCACCGTTCCATCTTCATCGTCCGCCTCGAAGCAATGGCTGATAAAGTCAACATTGACAATCGTATCGGCTACCTTTCGATTCACGCCAAGCACCTCATCAATATCGTTGCTGTGATATACTGCTGAAACGATGATGAAGCCAGTCATGTGATCTACCACCTTTGCACTGGACATTCGGCATCAGGTACTCTTGTCTTGGCAGGCAGGAAGCATCCGCACTCTTTGCAAGTGTTGGTTAGCTTCTGATGGTACGGGCAAACCACGCACTCCATCATCCGCTTCCTTGATAGCTTTCTGCTTGTCTTAGTATCGAAGCACCACAGCATCCAGCCGTGAAGGATCATCTTGATCTTCTTTAACATTCGATGCAGTCGATTAGGTTAATAACTCCAATATCTTCAGCATCGGCATTGCTGTTCACTACCGAGAAGCTAATGCAAGTATATTCAACCTCACAGATGGTGAACACTTCGCAGCCTCTCAGGCTGATCGTATAGCCTTGCAGTGGATCGATCTTCGCTCCGACAATGGTAAGCATTCCATCTTCATCTGATTCGCTGCCGTAGAAGGTTTGAATCTTGCCCGTTGCATTGTGCTTAATGTCCACCACATAAGTAGCATCGGCAGGCACTACTCCGAAGGTAATGCCCTCGTTGCAGTAGTCAACTATTATTCCAGAATCAAAGCAATTTGAACATACGCTCATAAGTATCTCTTTAAGATTGCGTTTACAAAGTAACGGAAACAATCTAAAAAGTCTGCTCGCTCTGCGATGTTTTTACGATTGCTTTTTATGATCCCACCATTGGCATCGCATTGCACTTGCTTGGCATCGAATACAAAGCCCTTGCATCGCTTGGAGTTGGCACGAATATCCAATCTTCTCAGTGCTGCATTGCAATCGATCCTGCTGTTGTAGTGGGTAGGGTTGGCAGGGATCATAAACTGAGAGTCTGACAACCTCAACCTCCGCTTGATCTGAGTGTAGGCAGAGGAGTTATCTCGCTGCTGCACTGTGCCACCTTTACCCATCGCATCGCCTGTGATCCTGATCAAGCCCATTGGAATGCTTAACGCTTCCACAGCATCGCAGAACGCATCCACGCTGCCCTTGTCGATCTTGATCTCATCCACCACTATCGCACCCCTGCCTACTTGCTGGATGACCAAAGCACATAACGGGTTAATGTTAAAATCGACTGACACGAACACAGGTAGGTTGGGATTAAGTTGGATGCTATCATCTATGTGCCTATCATCGTTCCACTCATACAAGAACGGGTTGGCAACATCATCGGCAATATCCCAATCGCCCTCAACGAATCTCTGGTATTGGATCGGAGGTAGTTCTTTGAGCGATTCAAGGTACTCGATAGGGATGTATGGGTTGTCAGTGATCTTGGATGGAATGTAACTCCACCTATCGGGCAAGGTGTTGCTGCGATACTTCTCGTAGATGATTGTTTTAACCCAATTATTAGATGGGTTGCAAGTTGCCAAGCAAACTATGGGAGGCTTGCCTTGTGCCTTATTCCAACTGCCGATCCTTTCCTGCACCTTGTAGAAGGTTGGCTCTTGCAGTTCGTTCACCTCATCCAGCCCTGCACCATTAACCTCCAAGCCCCTGAATCTATTAAGTTCTTTATCATCGTCATAACTCTCAGCCATAAAGATCAACTCACTGCCGTTGTTGAATGTTACTACGTTGGTGTCCCGATTCCAAGATCTGATCTTCTGGTCAAGCCCATCACTAAGCAATCCCGTAAAAGATGGGAAGGTGGTACGCTTTAAGTCAGGCAAACTCTTGCGGATGATCACCCATCGAGATCCTGCATAGGTCAGAGCCAGGTTAGCAAGTGTCAGAAGTAGCCAATAAGTTTTTCCACCACGTATACCGCCCCCGAACACAATAACTCGATACTCACCATTGATGGCTTGATCAAAGGCTACTGTCTGCGTTTCGGTTAGGCGGTAACTCATTCACTGCTTCGCTCTGTGCGGATGATCACCAATGGCTCGGTTGTGTTAATAGTGCTTTCACCGTTATTGCTCCATCTACCTCGCTGCCTATTCGATAGCCAGTGCTTGGCTGCTGCGGTGTCCGATGGTAGCTGCTTGTGCAGTTTAACGATCTCGCCATCCTTAGTAACTGCCTCCTCAACTATCGTAACTCCTAACGCTCTCTCATACATCGACCTTGCTACTTTGGCATCTGCATCCTCCTTCCCACGCATTAATGACTCTAAAAAGGTGGGATGGTCGTGCTTCCAATTGTGGATGGTTGCCTCGCAAATCTCAAATGCTGCTGCTATCTGCACATCACTAAGCCCAAGCAATGCGAGATTGAATGCTCTCTCATCGTGATCAGGTGTGTAGTCTGTTGGTCTGCCAGTTTTCTTTTTCATTTTGCTCTTGCTTTGCGATACTTGTCTGCTTCAGCATAGGCGATGGCAACTGCTTGATCTTGATTGTAGCCTTCGCTTATTAGCTTGCGGATGTTCATCTGAATTATCTGCTCTGTATCTCCCTGAAATAATGGCATAGCTTTATTGTTATTGACCTACAAAGATATTAAAGAATCTACAAACTGCGACTCTCGAAGCCTATTGAGGTTATGCCCGATGTCGACCATCTTCTTATACTGCGATGGATAGATCACCAACTTCCTTAACTTACCTTCAATGTACGCCATCGTGGTATAGATCTCATTGCCAGCCCGATCTTCTGCATTGACTAAGATGCCGAAGTTATACTCAGGCTTGTCGGTTGGCATAATCACCTTGTTGGTATTGATGAACATCTTGAGATCTTTATGCGTTACCGCCACCGCTACATCATACTCCCAACTTGCTCGACTGAGATAACCGAAGTAAAAGTAATTGCCCTCCATCATTGCATCAACGAAGATGCCTGCCCTGATTCTTGTTGTCATTGTGCTGCTGTTTTAATATCTCAAATTCTACGTGATGGTCAATAAACTTCTTTAGCTGATCAACTTCTTTCAATCCACAGCGAAAAGCCCATTGTGCTATCTCCTGTGCGTTCATTGGTCTTGAATCGGGAGAATCCATTAGACAAGATATTTGATAGTCTTAAAAGGCATCACATTGCTATCGTTGTAAAGATCGATGCAGTGTTCAATCACTGTTGCTATGCTCATCATAAATGCCTCCTCTGGCGTGTCTGCTCCGTAGGCTTCATCCTTCGGCAGCCAAGTGTTATCTGATACTACTTCGCCCTCCCTGATGAAGATGCCATTGAGCAAAGTGCTGTTGCCCAAGTATGGCTCTGTGGTAAATTCAAGATCGAACTCCTCACGCAGGAATGCACGTAGGCAATCCTTGCCGTTATATCCGATCTCTTTTAGTTTGCTCATCTCATCATTGGTGAGCAGTAGATTAAGTTGGTTGCTGTTTAACTGTTTCATTGTTAGAATTGTTCTTTGTGTTTAAGGTTCTTAGTTCAATATTAGTGTTATAATTATAATCCATTGAGCAATTCCAAGAAACCAATGAATTGCCTTATCTGAATCAAACAACATACATTCTAAAAAATAGGCTTTAATTATCTTCATCTTAAAATTGTGAATAGGTGTCGATGCGCTTCTTAACGGTGTCGATGAATCGCTCCATCATTGCCGAATAGTAACTGTTAAAATCTGAATGTCCTTCCTTGTTAGCCTCAAACAGCACGTACAAGGCTGCCCTTAATCTTTGGCTCGGTGTCTTGCTGCCCATCTCCGCTGCATCGATCTTCATTGCTTCAAGTAGCTGCTCATCGTTATAGTTAAACTGCTCGCCCTTGAATGCCATCACACCCACACCACCCATCCAATGATTCATAAGTTCGGTCATCTGCTCAGGGGAAAGTTCCTGAGTGCCGATGCTGATCTTGATGGTCTTATCTCGCCTCGTTGCCACCGATTCGATGGCGCAAGGTATTGTCATTAACTTTGTCATTGTGCTGCTGCTGTATTACGTTCATTAGGTATTTCTTCACTATCTCCCTGATGGCTTGCTTATGGCTGGCAGGCACTCTAAATGTGATGTTTTCGGTCTGCTCTCCATACTTAGACTTCGTGCCTGCATTCGCCCTGTAACCACCCCTTGCTTTTTTACTGACTTCCATTTCACAAAGATAGTTATTATTTGATTGTGTATTGCAAGTGGGCAGTTAAATTTAATCTTGATCTTCTTCGTCTTTTACTAACTCATAACCATCCCGATAATTTAGAATATTCACAGTTCCAAATTTATGGCATAACAATGTTAAACAGCCCGTATCTTCTAATACAGTAAACTTATCTCCATAGCTTGCGCCTTTTAACCAACAAATTAAAACATCTCCTTTATTAAAACGTGCAAATTCAGCTTTGTTAAATTCTTTAACATTAGTTTCCATAGCGTTAGGGTTCTTTATTGGTTTATTCTTTTGAATCCAAAATTCTCAGGCATCTCTGTAAAGTCTAAGCCTGCATTGGACATCAACTTCATTGCATCGAGTGTGATCTTTGCGTTGGCTATGATCTTATCGGATATGCCTATGATAGCATCAGCCCTTTTAGATTCCGATTCGATTTGCTCGTTGGTAAGTTCTTCGTCATTCAATCGCTCCAGTGCTGCGAATAGATGATCATTGAGGTCAGTTAATTTGTTCTTTGCCATTTTTTAAGGTTTTGATTTTTCTTCTTATTTTGATTTGCAGTCTTTTTGCTTCTACGATTTCTGGCAACTGCCTTGATACCTCAACTGGTATATCGTAACGGGTTGATAGCACATCCCTGATGTAACAATCTTGTAGTTCTTCTCGATACTTTTTTTTGAAGTGAACTCGCATCTTGCTCAGTTTTTCTTTATTGTCAGGATTCGCCCGATAGTCTTTGGAATACTGCAACTTGTATTCTCTGTTATCTTGATAGTGCTTGATTGCTCTTGGCTTCGCCTGATTCCTTCCACAAGGTTTGCAGTAGT